TGAGGAAGCTACGGCTGAGGAAGCTACGGCTGAGGAAGCTACGGCTGAGGAAGCTACGGCTGAGGAAGCTACGGCTGAGGAAGCTACGGCTGAGGAAGCTACGGCTGAGGAAGCTACGGCTGAAGCCGAACCTATAGAAGAAAAGCTCAACGTCGATTCGTTGAAGTCGCTGTATCGAACCTCCAAGGGCACCGGCACGGCGCTCAAGCTGCAGACCATCCGTGGGCTAGTTGATCGTGTTGTTGGCAACTTTGCCAACGCGCCGGAGATCGAGGTTGTCGAGAACGAAAGCCAACTGCCCGATTACATCCGTGCGCAGGCCAAGTCTGACAACGTCGAGGGCAGCATCCCCGGCCTATTCGATCCCAACAGCAACAAGGTGTACCTCGTTGCCTCCAACCTGTTCGACCCTGCCGATGTCTTCACGACCATCGCACACGAGGTGACCGGACACTTTGGTCTCCGCAGCCTGTTGGGCTCCGGCTATGCCGCCGAGATGAACCGCATCTACAACGGCAACCGCGACGTTAAAGCCAAGGCCGACGCCAAGATGCGCGAGACGCCTTCGCTGAACCGGAACACCGCAACGGAAGAAGTGTTGGCCGACATGGCTGAGCGCGACCCCAACGCCAAAGGCCCGGGTGTTTTGCGTGCGGTCTACGACGCGCTGCGTAGTTTCATTCGCCGTGTGTTCGGGCAGTCCGTGTCGGACAAGCAGGTCCAGCAGCTCGTTGCCAACGCTCGCCGTCATGTGATCCAAGGTGGCGTCAATCGTGTCGCCGAGACTGGCACCACCGCCCCGCTGTACCGCGTTGCTAAACCCAAGTACGAGTCTGAGAACGCGCTGACTGATTTGGCCGACCGAATCATTGCGCAGCCCGAGGGCTTCATTGAAAGGAACAAATCCAATCTCGCACTGAAGGCCGAGATGAACGCCGTGGATATGCCTGCGGGTTTGCAAGAAGCTCTCAAGCGCGGTGCCAAGGAGATGGGTAACGACGACCTGTTCACGCAGGCCATGTACAACGTGCGCAAAGCCGATCAGTACATGCCGCTGGTGTACACGGCGCTCTCCAATGGCCCGCTGGAGTTCTACACCGACGATAAAGGGTTGCGCGGGTTGAGGTCTAGCAACCAGAACCCTGCACAAGATATTTTTAACGCCGTCAAGGCCGTGCCCGGCAAGAACACGCAAGCTAAGTTTGCGTTGGCGTCCACCTACATGATCGCTCAGCGGGCGGCCAACAAAGGGCTGAGCAAGCTGGACATCGGCGAGCTGGGCCTGAAAGAGTCTGACCTAGCAGCGGCAATGGCAGCGGTTAACGCAGACCCTGAACTCAAGAGTTCTCTGGAGGAAGTGCGCCGCCAGTACAACGCCTACAACGAAGGACAGATCAAGCTTCTTGCCGACGCTGGCGTGATCTCCAAGGCCGAAGCAAAGCAATGGCTCAAGGATGGTGACTACGTTCCTTACTACCGTGTGCGTCCGGATGGCACGGCTGAGCTGGTGTTCGGTGGTGAGAAGACGCTGACGATTGGCGACATTCGCACTCAGCCGTATCTGGCGGAACTCAAAGGCGGTGAGAGCAAGATTCTGCCGCTCAACGAATCGCTGATCCGCAACACCATGCTGATCACCCGAGCGGCGCTGACCAACAACGCCACCAAAGAAATTGCCTACGCCATGCAGGAGTTTGGTGAAGGTAAGGGCGCAGACGGCAAGAACGCTATGCCGATCAAGCGTGGGCACGGGCCGGCAGGGACAGATGTCATTCGGTTTAAGCAAGAGCCTGATCCGAAAGACCCGAAGGACGACGGTCAGCGTTGGCTGCGCATCAGCACCAAGAACACCACGATGGAAGGCATCCCTGCCGAGATGGTGGTCAAGAGTCTTGAAGGCGCACACCTGACGCTGCCTGCGTTCTTGAAGATTGGCGGTATTGCTGGCGACTGGCTGCGCAAGGGCGTGACCCGGATGCCTCCGTACATCTTCCGTCAGCTTATCCGTGACCCGATGGCCGCGTCGTTTACGGGCGGTTTGAACTACGGGCCGTTCCGTGCCGTGGTCATGGCGGGTGTTGAATTCCTGCGCAGCAGCGCCGGGCGTAGCGCGGCGACTAAGAACCTGATTGAGAAGGGTCTGATCCAAAGCGGCATCTTCACCGGCGACCCCGATGACATGTCGGCGTTTGCTACGCAGCTTGCCAGCGGCAAAGATGGTTCTGCTATTGACCGTTTGATGGGTCTGTTGGACCGTGCGGCGATTCGTGCCGATGCTGCCACACGAGGCTTGGTGTACGAGAACGCACGCAAGAATGGTCTGTCGGAAGTAGAAGCCGACCTGATGACCATGGAGTCCATGAACTTCTACAAGCGCGGCCTGTCGCCCTCGGTGCAGTACGCCAACCGCTTGATCCCGTTCATGAACGCGCAGATTCAGGGCCTGAACGTCTTGATCAAAGCGATGCGCGGGAAGATGCCTTTCGAGGATCGCCAGCGTATCCAGCGCAAGTTCTGGAACAACGCGGTCATGTTGTTCGGCGTCGGTCTGGTGTATGCCATGGCCATGGAGGACGACGAGACGTTCAAGAACGCCAAGCCCCGGGACAAGTACACGAACTTCTTTGTGCATCTGCCGGGCGTCAGCGAGGCTGTGAAGGTTCCGCTGCCCTACGAAGCTGGCTGGTTCTTCAGCGCTGCCGTGGCGCTTGCCGATGCTATGAAGGCGGAGACCAATACCGCGCAGCAGCTCCAAGCGCTGCGTGAGATGTTCCTCTCATCTATCCCGGGCTACAGCTCGAAGTTCATGCCGCAGGCTATCAAGCCGCTGCTGGAGGTGTACACCAACAAGAATTTCTTCTCTGGTCAGAACATCGAGTCGGTCGCCATGCAGAACCGCAGCCCGGAGGAGCGCTTCAACGCCTCCACTACGGAGGCTGCCAAGATGCTGGCAAAAGTGTTGCCGCTGTCTCCGGTTCAAGTCGAGCACATCGCCCGTGGCTACTTCGGTACCGCACCGCTGGCGCTCATGTCCGTGGCCTCTGGCTTCATGCGTGAGGAGACCAAAGGTGAAGCGCCTGCGCGCCGACTGTCAGAGACCCCCATACTGGGCACCGTGTTCCAGAAGCAGTACGGTGGGGCAGATGCGGACACCATGTACGCGTTTGCCAAGGAAGCCACGCAACGCGCTGCGTCTTTGAAGGACATCCAGAAAAACGGTACGCCGCAAGACGCCAAGGAGTACTTGGCCAACCACCGCACCGAGATCATGCTGGCACCCATGGCACGCAACTTTGAGATGCTGCTGGGCCGCCTGCGCACGCAGGAGGATGTCGTGCGCAACCGCAAGGACTTGAACTCAGAAGAGAAGCGCGCTCGCCTTGATCAGCTCGATAAGGTGCGGCAGGACTTGGCCAACAAGTTCAATGCGGCGGTGCGGAAGGTCGAGGAACGACAGGCTTCCTGAAGAACCACACGCCAGCAGCCCCGTCCTTGATGCCGGGTATGGCTTGAGCGTCAAGTATGCGTTCGCTGACCGCCTTGGTCAGCCCATACTCGCGCATCTTTTCAAAGTCGAGGCAGGGGACAAAGAACCCCTGCCCCTTCTCAAGCCGCTTCCAAGGCAGGCGGATTCTGGAGTAGTTCACCAATATCCTCCAACCGACGGCGCACCTTGATCGCCTGCACGCGCATGGGTGGGGCCTTGGTCTTGGCCGTCATATCCTTCTTGAGGAACTCGACCACGATGTTATTTGTCTCTGCTAGCTTCTTGCAGAACGCGGCATAGCCGAAACTGTGCGCGGCGCAGTGGGCCTTCATCATCTGCTCCTCGATAAAGAAGTCGCAGTAGCCCGGCGTGATGTTGTGCTCCACACGCCCAGATATGGATGACCGGGTGATACTCTCGTCGGCCTCCCGGCCCATACCAAACTCTGCCATCAGCGCGTTGCTCTGGGAATGGCGACGGATCACCAGCAGCTTGCCAAAGTTCTCGCTGATGAAAGAGTTGAGCACGTTCTCCGCTGTCCGGACGTTGGTGCGCATGGACTTGCGCATGAAGTTGACCACATCCTTGTACGCCCCGATGATCTGCTTGAGCGGCAGATCGACGATGCCCAGATACTTCTGGCTCCACAAAGCGCCCGCAGCCACGGCACAGCCGATACCAGCCATCCAGAAGCGCTCGTCGTTTGTGGCGTTGCAGACCTGATACATCCGCTGCACGGTGTCATTGGTCAGCTCCGACAGCGTGTGCTCGTTGTCCACCATGTACTCAGCCATCTTGAAGCCGACCACGCCGTAGTGGTGGTGCAGGCTCTTGATGACCTCCACCTCAGCCGGGGTCCACGAGAGCTGGTCCTCGATGATGTACTCCAGCAACCGGCGCAGCTCGCCCTCGGATGAATGCTTGCGCACGCCAGTCAGCCAGTCCACGCCGTGCGTGTTGGAAGACAGCATCGCGATGGTGAACCACGTCGAGAGGTTCAGACGCTCCTTGTTAGCGCCAGACTCCATGCGCTCCTTGCCTTTGCCCTCCGACATGTCCAGCAAGAAGCCGGGGAACCACTCAAAGTCCTTGCGGTTATTGTTCGTGATCTCGTCGGAGATGAGGGGGTGGCAGTGCAGCATACCCAGCCGCTGCTGCATCGCAACAGGAGAAGTGGACTTTCCCGTTCGGTAACGCACCGGATGACCCCAAACCGAGGCCGCCAGCTCCAGTGCCAGCGACTTGCCCGTGCCGGACTCAGTAGAGGCACAGTGAACCGTCATGCCTGCCAGCCCTGTGTAACGCATCAGCGGAGCGCCAGCGCCCAGCAGCATGATGGACAGGTGCTTGTACATCTTCTTCTCGATCAGCATGCTGACGATGGCGCGCCAGCCATCGAGCGTCCCCTTGGGTTCCGTGAAGGACACGATGTTCTCCAGCCCGGGCATCGGCACCTTGACGGGAGGCTTGCCCTTACTAAAGATGCGGCCAGCGAACACGTAGTTCTTGTCTTGCTGCCAGCCGTAGTGATCAGGGACCGCCAGCGCACGCTTCTCAAGGCCAGCCTGCTCGACGCAGGCGCGGACGTAGTCGAACAAGTTCTTGTCATTGTTCTGGCCGAAGCTCGCCATGATGTTCTGCTGGGCCAGCGACTTGGTCGTCTCATCCTTGGACACCATCGCCTTGGACGGCACCATCACATCCACCGGGCCCTCGGGCCGCAGCGCCATCATGTGCACAGTATGGTCGCCGTGGGCGTTGAGGATGTCCACCACGAACAGGTCGTAGGGCAGCAGCATGACATGCTTCTTGGACTTGGAGCCGTCGGCCATCTCGACCTCACGCTCTTGGAACACGCCACCCTTGTCCCCGTAGGCATAGCCTTTGGGCGGTACCGGGCGCTTAAGCGGTGATGGCTCAGCTACGGGGCTGTCCACCAGCGCCTCGACTTCGATCTCTTTCTCTTCCGTGTTGATGTTCGCCTCGCGCCCCAAGGCCAGAGGGTTGGTGATCTTGCCCCAGTGCGAGCACTTGTGGCAGATGCCGGGGTTCTCAGAGTCGAGCTTGACGCAGGGGTAGGGGCCCTTGATCTCGCGCAGCTTCTGGTTCATGCGCTCGGTGTCGTACGGGTGCAGCTTGCTCAGCCACACGGTGGCCTTCTCGTTGTCCTCGCACTTCTGCGCGATGCTCAGCCAGCCACGCCACAGCGGCTCCATGCCGTCGTCTTCTGCGTTCTCGATGAAGTGCTCAAGTTGGCCGCAGCCAGAGCCAGCTTGCGTGGCCTTGACGATGTTTTTGAACCGCGTGACGCTGTTCTCAAAGAGCTTGACACTGGTCGCGGACGGGGCAAGAGAGGGGCGGGTGCCGGGCAGGGACACCACGTTGTTGGGCGCTGTGACTGCGGGGGTGCCGCCAGCTTGGAGCTGCCCACGGATGGCAGCGCTGATGATCTCGAAGTCGAACAGCACACCCTCTTGCAGTATCCGCACGGGGCGCGGCTCAGGGTATGCAGCCTTGAAGTTGAGCGTATCTGGCCAGCGCAGAACCCGGGCAGCATCTGCCGTCACGGTCATGTCGATCTTCAGCCCCTCCTGCTTGCACAGGCGCTTGAAGTTCTCGGCCACCGGCTTCCATGTGGTGATGTCCAGCGTGTCAGTCAGCGGCCAGTAGATGTGGTACCCGCCGCCCGAGTCGATGATGTAGGGGTTGCCCAGCTCGTGCAGCCCCGTCTTTTGCATGAAAGCGTTGAACGCTTCCATGCCGGCTTCCTTGGTGCCGTAGGTCTTGGGGCCGTCCTCGTTGCAGTCGATGTCCACGAACAGCGACTTGATGTGCCGTGCGTTGGTAGCCTCGCGGCTGCCCGCTTCCTCGAACGTCGCCAGCGCGAAGTAGGTGTTGCACTTGGCCTCGACCCAAGCGTCTATGTGTGTTTGCAGTTCAGCCAGCGTCTCCTTGTGCTTATGCTCTTTTCGTTTTGTGGTCAGTTCAACCGCGCAATACAACCCGTGACCGGGTGGCGGCAGAACCACCGCGAAGAACTCTTGCGGTGTCATTAAGATTCCCGGTGAGGTTACTTGTTGTCGTCCAGCATGTGCATGAAGCGCTCGGCCAGCTCACGCACCCAGTTTTCGGGAACCTTGTCGTAGCCCATCATGTAGATGTGCTGCAGGAGTTCTTCGTCGCTCAGGTTGTGAGGTTGTATTCCCGGCATATTCTTCTCCACGCCTCGTCGGCGTTACTTGATGTTCTGAGGATTTCCAAGAGGAACTCGGCACGGTCTCGATAGCCCACGAACACCTCAGTGCCCGTGAACCAGTTGTAGACCGTCTGCCGTGTTACTCCCAGAGCTTTGGCGATTTTGGTAACGGGGAAGTCGTGATAGACCGCCCAACGCCCAAGCTGGTTACCCAGCGACTTAGGCGTCTTCGCAACCGCATCGATAACTTTCTGTGAGTAAGGCATTGTGTTGACGGGGGCCGAAGCCCCCGTTGTGTTACTCGTCGTCCCAGTCAGCGACGATGTCAGCCAGCTTGCCCTTCTTGACAGGCACAGTCTCGGCTTTGGGCGCGGCCTTGCGCACCTCTGGCTCCTCGTCCTCGCTCACCGCAGGGGCAGCTTTCTTCTTGGGCTTGGGTGCTTCCTCTTCCTCCACCTTAGCGTCGGGGCGCTTGCCCTCTAGCAGCATCGGTGCGGTCTTGGTCACACCATCTGCGCCAGCAGGGGTCATCATCACGGCGCGTTGAGCCTCAACGCTTTGCGACTTGTCCTGCACCGTCTCGTACTCGTCTTCCGTCAACCAGCGCTGGGGAGCAAAAGTCAGCTTGGGAGACTCAGCAGTCGTGTCGAACTTCATGCGGGTCACCACCATGTCGAGGTTGACCGGAGGAGTCTGCGAACCCGCCCACCGTGCGTATGCTTGCAGCGGCAGCTTGTCGCCCTCACCCTTGCCGAAGATGGACGTAGCAGGCAGCGTGAGCTGCAGCACATCACCGCTGGGGTTGTTGGCCAGCACCAGAGCCAGACGCTGTTGGTAGCGGCAAGCGCGGGAGTTACCGTTGCCGGAGCCTGCGATGTTCTGGGGGCACTTAGCGCAGGCCGATGCCTGCGGGCTCTTGATGGACTTGTCGGGGTTGTCGCCGTCATTGCTCCAGCAATCCGGGGCCACAGCGGCTGCGTCCTTGTCGTACTTACCTGCGTAGAAGATGCGGCTGACCTTGGGGGCAGCCTTGACGACGATCACATCGAGGTGACGGTCTTCGATGTTAGCGATCTCCTTGCCGCCAGAGACCAGACGAAACACGCCACCTTTGATGGAGACGCGCTTGACGCCGGGGCCAGCGACACCGCCAGCCAGAGCCAGCGTGGTTTCAGACAGTTCAGCGTTGGCTACGAACGCGGGTGCTTTTGCGGAATTGAAAAGAGTGATGTTGCTCATGGTTGCTTCACTTGGTTGGTTTGCGTACCGAAATGCTGTACTCCGAGGAGGAGTTCAGCCCGGGCGGCACGAGCCCCGGATTCTCTTCGAGAAATTGGTTCATATTGCCCTGCGCGATGCGCTTCTCCAGCAGGTCCACCGCGTCATGCTCGACCACGAACTTCTTGAAGGAGTCCCAGTCTTGCGTGTTGTAGCGGATGCTGACGGAGAGCACCACAGTGCCCTGCTCCGTGCGGACTGATGTGACGCCCATCGCCTTCATCATGTCCTTCATCGCGTTCTTGATCTCTTCCTGCTGCGCCTTCAGAGTCTCGATCTTGCTGTCGTACTCTTGGGTGAGCATCGTGATCTCGTTGCGAATCTTGCGGTAAATCTTTGCGAGCCGATCCAGTGGGATCGTTTCTGTTTCAGTTTCGGTCATTTGCTTCTCCGTATTATTTGTCTAGGGTTGGACAGTGTACATGGTTTCAATCGTCGTGCAACTCCTTTTATTCACTGATCACGTTGTTGAACATCTCGGTCAGCAGGCCGTTGTCGTCAACCTTTTGGCTGAGGGCTTTGAACATTCGTTTCTCAACCGGGCTCGACTGGATGTGCACCACGGTCACCTTGTCGCTGTTCTGTCCCTTGCGGTCTGCACGGGCGCAGCACTGGATGTACTGCTCGACGCTCATCAGCGGGCCGTAGAACACCACCGTGTCGGCAGCGGTTAGGGTAATCCCGTGGGCAGATGCCGCAGGCTGCATCACCAGCACACGCGGCGACGGCTCGTTCTGGAACCTGTGGATGATCTGCGCTCGCTTGGACGCTGACACACCGCCGTGAATCTGCTCGTTGGCGATGTCCTGCTTGGTGAGGTGATTGCTGATGGTGTCGATCACACTCAGGTACAGGGCGAAGATGATGACCTTGCGGTCGGTCTCCTCTAGCACCTCCTCCAGTACCGACAAGCGCGGCGCGGAATCGAACTCCACCACCTCTCGGTCGTCTGTGTATGCTGCACCGCAAGAAATCTGGAGGAGCTTGTTCATCGCAGCGGCGGCATTGACCGCCGAGATGGTCTCCCCTGCTGCCTGCACCAGCATCTGCGTCTTGAGCGTGTTGTAGTACTTGGCCTGCTGGGGTGTCATCTCCACCTCGCGGGTCATGGTGATAACGGGCGGCAGGTCCAGACACTCAGCTTTGGTGAAGCGGATCGCAGGCTGCAGCGCATCGAACACGTCGTCCTTGGCGGTGGGCTTGGCTACCCACTTGTACAGGGTGAGTTTGTGCATCACCTTGTCTCGCCACGCCGTGAAGAACTTGGGCACGCCCTCGGGGTTGACCAGCTTGGCTAGGCCATACGCATCTGTGGGGGACTGCGAGGCCGGGGTGCCGGTCATCATCCACAGGTATGTGTTGGGGTTGAGGATGGAGTTGAGCGCCTTCCAGCGGCGCGTGGTGTTGGTCTTGTATGCGTTGGCCTCATCGACGATCACCAGATCGAACCTACCGTCGGCACGCACCTCGTCAGCGATCAGGGCTAGCCCCTCGTAGTTGGTGATGACGATCTGGTAGTCCTGCTGGATCATCTCGATGCGCCGTGCAGCTTTCGGATGGTGGGCGATGATGGCGCTGCGGTGGATCACGCTGTTGTTGATGTCTCCCATCCACGCGCTGTGCATGATCGACAGGGGGCACAGGACGAGAACGCGCCGCACCTTGCCCAGCTTCATCAGGTAGTCGGCAGCCCACAGGGCCGAGAGCGTCTTGCCGGTACCGGGCTCGGAAAACACGAAGGCTCTGCGGTTTATGGTGAGGAACGCAGCCGTGTCGATCTGGTGCTGCATGGGCTTGTAGCGCCCGGGCCAGTCGTAGCGCTGGGTGATTGGGGAGGGCACGTTCTTGACGCCCAGATTGCGCAGCACCCGCACCTCGTCCAGCCCCCAGTACACGGCGACTTGGTAGCCACCCTCGACAGGCATCACCTTGTGCTTGGGGATGATGCTGTACTTGTGCGGGTTGCGCGTCTTGAATAACAGCGCCTTGTTCTCAATGATCTGCACCTGCTTCTCCAATTCTTACTTGTTGTCGCCTTGATTGGCGCTCTTACTTCTCAGTCGCAAGTTGCCGGGGGTTGTCTTGCCTCCCTTGCGCAGCGGAGTCTTGTGGTCGATGTCCTTGCCTGCGCGGTCAACGCCCTTCTTGTCGTAGAGCCTGCGAGCCTTTTGGCGTTCGAGCTGGTCTTCGGTCTCGCCCGTTTGCTTTTGCAGTTTGTACGCGTGCTTGTAGTCACGTTTGCCGTTGGTCTGGGTCACGATATCCTCAATGCTTAGGGTTGAACTCGCAGCCGGTCACTTGGCACCAGCCGCACAACGGGGTTTGTGTGGGGTTCCACACGTCGTTGGAGAAAGATGCTTCGAGGCGCGCAGTGCGCTCACGGTACTTCCACCAGAAGGCGTCCTTCTGATCACGCGTCATCGACAGCTTGACCATGTCGTTCTTCACGATGAACAGAAGAGCGCTGTGCACTTTGCGGATATGGGGGAAGTGCTCGAACACCATGAGGGACATCAGCACTAGCTGGTCGCGGTCGGGATACTTGTTGTTGCCCGTCTTCCAGTCGCCCACCCACGCCGTGAGGTTGTCGTCGTCCACGATCAGGATGTCAGCAATACCACGCACCCACACCTCGGGAGACTTCCAATGACACGGCTCCAAGTCCACGGTCAGCGCCATCTCATACTCAGCGAGCTTGCGCCCGGGCTTGGCTAGCATGGCATCAGCAACATCCTTGAACTGCGCGTGCTCCGGGGGAATCTCCTTGCCGTCTCTGATGTACAGCTCAAGCGACTCGTGCACCTGATTGCCATAGCGCGTCGCCTCTGTCTCTTGGAAGGGGTACTTCTTGAGGACCTTGACCTCGTGGTATCTGCGGGCGCAGCCCTCGTAGTCTTTGAGGCTGCTGTGTGACCATGCCGGCTTTTTCATTCTTCCATCCAGTCGCCGTCATCGGGCCAGACAATGATGGGCGTGTCATCACCGACAAAAGCGTCTTCGATGTTGTACCCAACATACTCTCGCGCTTCTTCTTCGGTCATTCCCTGCGCCATCAGGTTGTTGCAAATGATCTCAGCGTCGTAGACATACACAGCTACCTGTGCCCTGTCGCGCCAAACAAATGCGATGCCCACCATCGCGTTATCGTGTCCGTCAATTTTTAACATTTGAATTTTGCCGTGTTGATTGCCCTAGATAGGCGGTTAGCGAAACGGGTCACGAACTTCTCGTTGCTGTGCAACGAGCTGCCCATGTCGTAGAGGATTGCGTGAGTCAACTCGTGCCAGAAGGTGTCGGACACCTCCTCTTCGGAGTACGGTTTGTCGGTCACGTTGCTCTTAGTAGCAACCACAATTGTCCCGACCCCGTAGTACACATGGCCCATCTGCGCCTTGCGCTGCATGGTCTCGACGATCTCGACGGAGTACCAGCGGTCTCCGACTTTTATCTTCTTTGGTAGTTGCATCTGCTTCTCCTGTGGTTATTTGTTCTGCATGAGTCTGAGTGTCTGCACCAATAGCCGGGCCTCAGTGACCAGCTCCAGCGATTTCTCCTCAGCCTCTGCCAGAGTCGTGTGCAAGCACATGTCGTGCACTTCCTTGGCCATGCGCTCGACATTCATAAGCGGCGTGGCGTAGTCAATCAATTCGGTTTCTTTCATCAATTCTTTGCCAATCCATATCTACGGTGCACGCCACCGTCAGCGGCCAGCGGTATCCCCGGCATGTAACTCGGCTCCATGGTCATCTGCGCGAGGACCCAAGTCTTCGCGTCAGCAACCTCCTCGTCAGGCACAACAGCAATCAGCTCGTCATGCACTGTTCCCACCACGGGGTACCTTTTGTTCACCCGCAGCATCCCGTCTGTCATCACGATACGCGCAGTGCCTTGCACCACGTTGTTCGTGATCTTCCCTCCATACAGGGGCGTGGCCTCCGGCCCATACACCCACCGCTTCGCACCCTTGTCATCCTTCTCTTGACGCAGATTGGGATACAGGATTCGCATGCCGTTGGGCAATACGATCTCCTCCTTTCTGAAGGTGAGACATTTATACACCATCTCCTCGCCCCCGGCAAGGCAGCGCACCAGCATCTCCTCCATCGCACCCCAGAAGGTCTTCACAAGCCATGCTGCAGCGCGGTATTTGTCGATGATGGCCTTGGCTGTGATGCAGTGCACAAGCAGCTCCTGCGTCGTGCAGATGTGGGGTATCTCCTCCATCCGCTTGACGTAGTCCTCGTTGGCAACGAACGCCTTGATCGCGTCGCCCGTCACGCCCAGCTTCTTGGCGTCTGCCTTGGTGTAGCGCAGTGGTGGTGCCCCGAGGAACCCCACCAGAAGCTGCTGTGCGAACGATGCCCACCCCAGCCCGTAGCCAGCGCCCAGCAGGGCGGACTTGGCAGACTGTCGCTCGACCGGATGGCTGTCCTTGGTCATGCCCGGGATGCCAAACATCTGCGCACCGAACTGGGCGTACGGGTCACCGCCTGAGCGGAAGATGTCCAGCAGCTCCTCGTAGTCAGCCAGCCACGCCAGCACACGCGGCTCGATCTGGGACAGGTCACCCACCGCCAACTGATTGTTGATAGGGGCCATGATTGCCTTGCGCAGGAAGCTCCCACGCTTGAGGTTCTGCATGTTGATGGCGCTGCCCTTGCTCGCCGTCCATCGCCCCGTGGATGCACCGTAGTAGGACAGGGGCACAGGCAGCGCCCCTCGCTTGGAGATTTCTAGAAAACGCTGCGCACGCGTGCGCTCCGTCGTGGACTTGACCTTAAGCCGAGCCTCGCAAAGAGCTGCAACTTCCTCGTTGCCGCCATTAAGGAGCGCTTGGAAAAGCGCATCGTTCTTAGCAAGTGCGAGCGTGCGCTTGTTAGTCGTCTTGCTGACCTTCGTAGGCGGCTCGACCCCAAGCGCCTTGAGCGCTCGTGCAAACTGCGGGTTCGACGCCAGTACAGCTTCATCCAAGCCGAGCCTGTGTAGTAGTCCTTCACGCTTTTCTTTCTCCTCTGCAATAGCATCCATCAGCATGTTCTGGTCGAGCTGCAACACCGGGCGGGTGTACATCTTGAGCGTCATGTCGATCAGGCGTAGCTCCTTGGCCGGGTAGCCCTTGCTCAGTCGCTTGAACACCTCTTCACACAGGTACACGTCGTGCTTGCAGTAGTCGGCCAGCTCTTTCTCGATCTCCGGAGTTATCGTCTCCAGACCGTCGGTGGAGTTGACCGCTTTGCCTTTGGCTGGGAGTTTGAAGTCTGCTGCAAGTTTGGCGAGGCTGTTGCCCACCTCCACACCGCGCAGGGCACGAGCCATAGACAGGCTATCGAAAATAAAACAAGGCCGCACACCATAGCGCCACTCCAGAATAGACACATCGAACTGAGCGTTGTGTGCGAGCACTGCTGTTCGGCTCCAATCCACGCCACCAAGAACATCAACAAGCTCATCACCGCGCACCCAAACAGTAGGCGCATCAGTATTAAACTCGTGGAGGCAAGCTCCGAATGCAGTGAATCGTTCATCCCGTATGTACTCCTCGGTTGTCATTTTGGAAAGGGTGTAGTCGCGCTTGTCCCAGCGTGTCTCGAAGTCGATGGTGATGATGCGGTCGAAGGGCGCGCTCAATTGAACTGCTCCTTCGGGGGTGCATCCTCCATGACGCTGTAGTTGATGTACTCTTGCGCCACACGTAGCAGGCCAACAGCGTCCATCTCGTTGGTGTTCACCGCCATGATTTTGAACGGCTCGTAGGGTGGCTTACCCACCAACACCATGCCGTGCAGGTCGTCGTCCAGATAGCATTGGATCAGCTCAGCGATGACGATGCGCAGATGGCCGCGCTGGTCCTCCGACATCTTCTCCAGTGCTGTGTTCAGATCAAACATAGTAGTTTCTCTTTCAGTTCTTCTAAATCGGTTTCGCGCACTACGAATGTGTATCCACCAGCGTCAGCGATTGCGTTTAGCTCACGGTCTTGCAGCGCAGTGGTCTTGCCCTTGCCGGCCTTGCACTCGATGGCGACGAAGCGCCCCTTGTGGCAGGCAATGATGTCCGGAACGCCTGCGCGTCCCATGCCCGCCATGAATGGCGAGAAGTGGTAGATGCCCAGACCGTCAAGAATTTTCTTGACTGACAGCTTGACTTTGAATTCGGGTGTCATAGTAGTGCGTCCTCGTAGTTACTTGGGTTTCTTCCTTGATTTCTTTGGCTCCTCTGGTGGCACCCGTGTAAATACGCTAACAACTCGATGTCGGCCTGCTTGAACGGCCACCACTGGCCGCTTCGGAGCGCGTCTAGGTCCGATTGCTGCGACGGACTCCAGCGTCGTGTGTCTGTGCCCGCTCTCGCATTGACGGCGTCGGTAGGCACTGTTCGTGTTTTCGTTGTAGCGTGTTTCAAGGACAGTAGTTTGTTTCTTGCAGACGGGGCAAAGCATCATAGAACTTTGCCTGCCTTGGAGTAGACCGTGAACTGCCGCACATTGATGATGTTCTGCGCCTTGTTCGACAGATTGGAGATGGTGCCGAAGGCAACACCCTGTGCGCGGTTGCGCTCGACTACTTGGGTCTGGCTCTGCGACATCACCGCGCCGTGTCCTCGGAAGTGCGAGTCCTTGGCGAACACAGACGGGCTGTGGTCGTGCTTCCACATGAAGGGGCTGTCTATGGGGCAGCGGCATTTCTTAGCGGTCATTTCAATACCCCCACCGAATACGGAAGCACACCAAATATAGGTGCAGGACAAACTCGTTACCACTGCTCACGAACCCGATGGCAAAGCAGGGCCACTTGCGAGGCAAGAACTCGGTAGTCAGGTGTAGGCTTTTTCTCATTCCAAACCTCCGTGCATCGACCACTCACGGGCCTTCTCCGTCATGAACAGCCCCTCGGCCCGGGTCATCTTAGATGAGCGCACAAACAGTTCGCCCTCCCAATCGTAGGCAATGATCATCACATCGGTCAGGCCACCATCCTCACACATATCCAGCGCGGACTTGAGCGCCTGCTCAGGGGTGTAGTTCACGCTTGCGGGTAGGCTAATTACTTTCTCGTTGTTCATGTGTTCTTCTCCTTTAGTTTGGCTTCGACTTCAAGACACAAGTCATACGAGCCAAGTTGCATGTCTGAAAACCCCGCCAGTTCAGCATCCGTCAGCCCTACCCACGGGCGCGGCTCCAGCTTTGCTTGGACAGCTTCGATAAGCATTGCTTTGTCGAAGGCATCCCCTTGCGGGTTTTGTATCCAGCGCAGGCACAGCGCCAGTAGTTCTCTCTCAGTCGGCATGGTTCCCCCCGATCCCGTGCTTGCGCTCGATAGCGCGGGCGAACATCTCGGGTGTAGTCGGCCCGTCGTAAGGGAAGGCAAGACCCAAGGCGTAACCTTTTGCAATCTCCCTAATCTCCTCATCTGTCAGCGGCTGGCGCTGGGGCGGGGTGGTGTAGAGAGGTAGCGCCCGTTGGTTTTTTTGAATATTGGGGATGTCAGTCACATAAGCAGATTGCCCATCTTGCGTGTAAACCATCCATGCCACAGGCTCCTGCTTCTCGGCCTGCTCAATAGCGAGGCGCAGGGCGGGGATAACTTTTGGGGCATAGCATAGGTCAAACACTTGCGTGTCCCCTGTGCGGTGAAGCTCCTCCATCGCCTCAAGCGCGGTCTTCATTGCTTCGATGCTCATCTCCATTCCTCCTCCTCGTCTTTGTCAAGCAATGAATCTAGGTAGTCGTGCGCCATGTGCACCAGTAGGCCGCCGATGGCAACGCCGATGATGATTCCTACAATGATGTCCATCATTTCACCCTCCTCATAGGCTCCCAATCACGGGCCTTCTCCACGAACACAGGCGCGGGCTTGTACTCGGTGGGGGGAACCCAACCGAACTTTCTCCAAGTTGCTTGCACATCTGCGCCCCGTGTGGGGGTGAACCTCCGATCAGTGATGCGGATGCTGGGGTCAGTTCTCTTTACAGTCATTTGTTGTCTCCAAAAACTTTCTTCAGCTCTGCGTACAGCTCCAGCGCCTCCAGTATTGACAGGCTGCGCAGCATCGATTTGACCCGGGTCTCTTGCACCACAGGAGAAGACATTGGTCGTTCCTCCCGCACCTCCTCCACTGTGCGGTTGCGGACGTTCACCTTTATCTGCTTGCGCCCGGGCTTGGCCTTGGCTGCCTCCATTTTGCGCAGCATCTTCGCGCTCTTGATCGGGGTGTACTGCCCCACAGTCAGATGCAACACGCCCTCGTCGTCAGCCTGCAAGAGACCTTGCCTGAGCATCTGCCCAAGGATTGAGCTAACAGATGCAAGCTTGAACCCCATCGCAACCATCCGCTCGGTCAAGTTCTTGCGTGTGGTTGGGTAGAGCTGTGCCTGCTCGAACAGCGTGCGGTTGAGGTTGTTGCCGATCTGAAAAGGCTTGCGCTTTGTTTCCAACTTGGGTACCTCGTGTTGCACTTCCTCTTTTTGTTTCATGTCCTCGTTGAACTGGGACAACATCAGCTTGGCACGCAGCACTTCACCTAGATTGAAAGTCATTTGCTTCTCCGAAAATTAATAAAGGGAACGGGACATTACCATAAGCCCTAGGGCTTATGCAACAGGGTCAACCACGAACCCGGAGGTATCGCGCTTGGCCTTGCCTTTGGCGTACAGGGCGACAACCACCCCGTGCGGGTCTTCATGGCGCAGATCAGAGTCGTCACCATCGACACAAGTAGTACCGAGGAATTCGGCGGGGATATCTTCTCGCTTGCGAAAGACCACAGCAATCCTGTACCCCTGATTGATGGCGCGCCGCACATAGGGCTGGAACTCCACGACGCCCGAGTAAGAGAAGGTCAGGTCGTAGTTGGGGATGTGATCGACCCGGCGATTGGGAATCTTGGTGTAGTCGTAGAACTGCAGGTCGGGGAACATGGTGAAGATGTTCTCGTAGTACACACCCTCGAAGGTGAATGACACGTTCTCCCACTTGATGTCCGATGTGCCATCGAGCCTGCACAAGGGAATGAGCGAAGCGGCCTTGGCCTTGCGGATGAGTAAGCGAATAGAGGGGATGAGCAACGCGAAGAAGGCGTCGCGATCTTCGAAGAACAGCTTGGTCTTCTTGATGCGTGCGGCCTGCACACTGTTGAATGCGCCCCTGCCTGCGCTGTTGAGGCAAGGCTCGTGGCACTTGGCGATCTCTGCCATGGCGCACACATTGTGTCCGGACAGGTTGTAGGGCGCGAGATACAGGACGCCTGTCATGTATCCGTACTGCTGACCCTTGATGGTCTTGGCGTTTGTGTCGATGCTTAGCATTTCATTCTCCTTGGTTGGTTTCTTCGATGGACTCAATGAGCCACGATGCGTCGTCCGAGTCGGGGCGATCCTCGATCTCCTTCCACGCTTTCTCCTGCGCCTCGTCCTCGTTCTCGGCCTCGATGGTCAGCACGATGTAGCTCTCGCGTTTCAGTTCAACTTCATAGGTCTTCATTTGCTTTCTCCTTGGTTGGTTGCTTTGTCGATGGCTGCTCTTGCGATGGCGATCCAGTCCCACCACTCCTGCTCTGTTGCCCCGTGGTGCTGGGGTAGTTTCAGTAGGGCGTCGAGCAAGTCGGGCGCAGCCGAGATCAGGCGAGCGTTGGCTTGCTGCTCTAGTGGCGGGATGGTCATCCGCGTTGGGATGTTGGCGATGGTCGTCGAGTGCACGCCGCGCTTGCGTGCGGTGATGCTGAAAGGGTTGGTCTTCCAGTTGTTGTTCTCGTTGAGAACCCATCTCTCTTTCGTATGGCTCATCTGTCTTCTCCTTGCTGTTGAAAATACTCTTCGACCTCTCGATCTCTCTGGTCTTGCAGTTGGTCTTCTGCGTAGTTGTCGAGGACGGCATCGGCCTCCTCGTATGTGTACCCATCCTCGATGAGTCTGCGTCTGTTGGGATACATCACGGCCTCCAGATGAGAACATCAAGCAGCACGATGATGGCTGCCAACAGGAACACTACTCGCGTGACTTTCTCTACGGGTGTGAGATTCACTTGCTTCTCCTAGTTATGGGGGCTGCACCATGCAGCCCCCGGGTTGGTTAGATGTCGATGTTGACGCTGGCGTGGCGCAGGATGTCACGCACCTTGCCCTCGAAGTCGTAGTCGTTGATGGCGTCGTTCACCTTCTCCTCGATCTTGTCATCCACGCGCTCGATCTGGCACTCGATCTCGTAGTGGTCGTACTCATCGGTGTGCTCAGTCATCTTCTCCTCTGCCACCTCCTCGGCGATCTCCCTGATGCGCTCGTCGGATGCGGTGGTGATGTTGTCCATCTTGTCTTCGAGCAGGGCGAGGCGTGAGGACAAGTCGGCCTCGTTACCTTGGGCGGCTTTGTCAGCCACAACAAGACTGCGCTCCAGCAGGGCGATGCGCTCCATCAGTGGGGCAGTAGCGAGGTGGATTGCCTGCGTCAGCGCGGCGTTGATGGTGGCGGTGAAGTCGAAGACAGGGGTAGGTTGTTGCATGGTTGCTTCCTTGATGGTTTGGGTTCCGGTTTGGTTAGTGCTATCTGCGTTGATGATGTCGTTCATGATTTACTTTCTTGGGTTACTTAAATAGCCGGGTGAACCGCACCCGGCAACGGTTGGGGAGAAACCTCCCCGATACTTACGCAGTCACAAGTGACAATGCCTTCTGCTTGAGCGCATCGCCTGCACCCCAGAGGGCGGCAGCTTTGCGGTTCTCATCCGTGCGAGCACGCACATGATGGTCGGCGTACTCGGTGACAGCGTTGAGCCAGCCCCATGCGGTGTCGTGCGCCGACTCGAAGTTGCTACCCTTGCCGCCGCCGTTGAACAGACCCATGATCTTGTCGAAGGCCGCAGACTCACGCGCCACCTCAGCCGAGGTCTTCATGAGCAGGTTCACAGTCAGGGACTCGGCTTCCTCGGATTGCATCTTGATGTTGGCTAGGGTTCTTGCCATGTCCATAAAAGATTTAAATTCAGAGTTAGCTGCCTCGACTGCATCCCGTGCATCCTCAGGCTTGAACACAGAGCGGTGCGATACCTTGAAGGCAGACTTGCCCTTGAGTGCAATGCTCAGCGTGTTGTTGCACACAGTACGCACAGTAGTCCAGCGGCATTCCGTAGCGAGCGAGCCATCAGCAGAGGTGGACAGCAGGGCATAGGGCACGATCTTGTCGCGCCCACCATCGACAGAGACTGCGTCCCCGAGCTTGGCGGTTGCGAAGTAGCGCTTGCCACCGAACAGCACGCCAGCAGACTCGATGGTCACGCCACCCTTGTCTGCCCACTCACGGAAGAACTCAAGCACGGCGGCGGGTTGCACCACCTTGTAGGAGTCAGACACCACACCCAGAGGGGCCAGCGTATCCGAGCGGAACAGCACCAGCTTGTCATCGACAGTCTGAAGTTGGCTGGCCGTGGTGTTGGGGTTGACCACCTCGGTAGCGTAGCGGATGCGGCCACGCTTGATCTGGTAGTCCATGCCTGCGGCGGCTTGCCACTGCTCGACAGTCTGACCTGCGGGCATCAGTTGCCCAAGGCCATGCCACTCACGCTGAGTGGATGCATAGGAGGCGGTGGAACGGGAGATGGTATCGATTTGATGTGCCATGATTTGCTTTCGTAACGATTGAATAAACACACTGGGACTGAAGCGCAGTCCCCACGCTGAGAGAGAAATCTCTCTCGGATTCTTAGCGCTCGACGCGCTGGTATGCGGTCAGCCAGTGGTCACCGACCACATTTGCTTTCTCCTTGGTTGGTTAAAGAACTCGTTGCCACACAGAAATGACACGCTGGTTGTCCTCAAGGTCGTCGAAGGCATAAGCCTGCGCCTCGCTGGACGAGAAGGCGTTGTACTCAATAGGCTCACGGGTCACATACCCGTCGCCCTCAGTCTCGATCACTACCATGTACTCATTCATCATTGCTTTCTCCTTGCTTGAATAGCCCGGTAACCGACCGGGCGGCGGTGAATGGGGGAACCGTTCCCCCGTTCTCATTCCTCATCTCTACCCGCATGGGCATCTCGGAAGCTCTGCTCCAGCTCCTCCTCAGACTCGGGCACATCGAGCTGTGCACCTACCAGCGACTGCCATGTGGTGGGCACGAAGTCTCTTGGTTTCATAGCGTCGAGGATGGTCAGGGCCTTGGTCATCTGGCCCAGCTTGGCCTGCCACTTGTCCCGGTCGGGATGCTCGGGGTCAGGATAGGTCTCCAGCAACAACTTCAGCGGCCCCATCTCGTTGAGGATGCGTTTGCGTAGCGCCGACTCGGCCCGACTGTTCATCGAAGGCGGCATTGTGCGCTGGAAAGGTAGCCTCGGCTTGGCACGCGGCGCACGGGGAGCGAAGGCAAACAGATCGGATACCCGTAGCTTGATGTGCCTCGGCACCCAGTCCGTCCAATGCTCGCCATGATTGGGGACAAAATGTCCCTTTGCCCGCTTCTTGAACTCGTTGTTGTACGCCTTAGCCAGTTGGCTGGGCGTGTGCACCTTGTCATCCCGGTGTTCGGTCAGGCGCATGGCTAGCTCCTCCAACACAAGGGTGTACCCCTCCAACGCCTCGATCTTGAGCGTGTTGCCCGGCGTGTTGTGCCTCGCATAGGTCAGCCCAGTGCGTGCCGAGTCCAGCTCATACATGAGAGGACGCATCAGCTTGGCCCACAACAGGCGGTGTTGCCGCTCGAACAGGCGCTGGCGCTTGGCGTCACTGACCCTCTGCTTGTGCGCTTCGACTGCGGCTGACACGAGTTGCGCGGGGATGCCACGCCGGGTCATGCGGTTGTGAATGTCCTGCCATCTCACTCTTTGATTCATAGTGTGTGTCTCGTGTAAAAAGTGTCCAGAGACTATGCAGTTTATCAGAAAGACTGGACGCTGGAGAGCCAGCATCCACGCGGGGTTGCCCCGTTTGCGTCCAACTATCTATCGTTTTTAAAAAGAGAACACGCCTTAGCTTAAATGTCAAAACTTGAGAGAGTCTTTCGCTCAGCCCACATACAAACACTACTACATACATAAAGTATTTAGAAATAGATAGATAGATGGACGCATTCCGGACGACGCTAGGATTCATGCGGGTTGCGAGCGTCCAAGGAATTGAAAAAGTTGCATAGTCTTTGGACATCTATTTTTATGCGTTTTTTGCATAGTTTCATAGGTGAGACGAGAGAGAATTCTCTCTCGCCCCGTTCCTCAATCAGCACAGGCGCTGTTGCACGCCCTCGTCGAGCTTGGTCTCGATCCAGTTCTCGAAGCCCTGCTCGCTGGCGAAGGTGTGCGTCTCGGTTGCGTCGGATGTCCAGACATGGAACATCTTGTACTCAGGGCGGGCAAGGCCCATCGGGTAGTAGGTGTCGAGCCGGTACTCGCGGCCATAGATGCGCATGATGCCGGTGTTGACGAAGAGGGGGCGGGTGTTGCGGTTCATTTGCTTCTCCTATTGAGTCGGGCAGGATTGCCCCCTCAGCCCTGCACGCAAGGCTGAGAGAGTTTCCGGGTTGGGTTAGAGGCCGAGGAGTTCGGCGCGGATGTCGTCGAGCTGGGCCAGCACGGATTCACGGGTGCCCTTGAAGCCCATGCCTTTGAGGATGGCGTAGGCGGTCTGCCCCTTCGAGCGGGTCATCCCGCGCAGTTCGAGCTTGAGCATGGAGCGGAGGGTGAGGAGGCGTGCGGCCTCGATTTGGTCGGGAGTGGTGAGGATGGTCATGGGAATCTCCTAGGTTGGACAGGGAACGAAACAGCGGCCGGGCCTCGCGACCACGACCGCCGAGAAAAACGTAAGGGAAAACGAACGGGGACAAACTGTCCCGAATCAGCCAGCGAACGCCTGAGCGATGGCGGTGGAGGCCAGCTTGCGTGCACCCTCGTACTCGGCGCACAGCTTCGCAAGCTTGGCAGCAGCAGCAGCAATTTCGGGCGGGACTTCCAGTTCCTCGGACTTGGCGGACTCGCCGCCCACGATGTCCTTCACCATCCGGCCCAGCGCCTTGCGGCAGGCTTCGTACTTGGGGTGCTCGGCGTCGAGCACCATCGTGCCCTCAGCCTTGCCTGCCCCGGCCACGAGAGGGACGGCGTACTTCGAGAAGCTCGCCACATCGGGCAGAAGGGCAGCCCGGATGACCTCGGGAGTCTTGCCCTCGAAGAGGGCGCGCAGGGCCTCGATCTTCTCCCCGTAGGAGAAGGCAGCGGTAAGGGCAGCGTGAACCAGAACGGTGGACTTGGACATGTGAAGCTCCTAGATGAATGGGGACAATGTGTCCCACGGGGTTAATACCGGCCGAGCGAATCCCGAACCGATGCCTCTAGTGTATGGAAGGGGGTTTGGATATCCCCTAGGGCTAGGGCTTACCGAGGGGGATTCGGCTAGGCAGCGACCCCACCGGGGGGTGGCCCCCCTTGTGTGGCAGGCCATGGTCGCTCCGGCATAAACACTGTTTCGTAACCGCTCCTCAAATCCCTGTAAACCTTTAGTACACCCCATAAATTTTTTAAAAAATTCCAAGAACCTCTTGTCAAACTCTAGACAATCAGGCACAAAAAAAGGCCCCAGTGCAGACTGGGGCCTTGAAACAGGTGAGGGGGAAATGAGACCCCTCGCCCGAGGAGAAGCAGATGACTTGCGACAACTGCCAAAGAGAGTGTACATTACGGTCAACGAGGTTTCAACCTACGCATTAATGTTAGAGCACCTTCTCAGTCCTGAGCTGGACCCGGCCGTCTTCGATGTGCCGCCAAAGAACTTTGTCCCCTTGGATAAGGCGGACCCCTCAACGCTCATCGACGCCCAGTCAGCCACAGCGCAGTGGTTGGAAGAGCTAGGACTGACAGAAAAGAACGTAGACGACCAAGCGGGCACCGCCGCAGCCCGGGCAGCCTTCGCCGCCATCACCACCGGGACCACGCAGGGCAACATCCAAAACGCCCTGACCACCATGAAGACCCCCGCCGCTGTGCAGCGGCTTGTGGGGATGCTGACCGCCTACGACTGGGAATTTGTACAGCAGGCCAAAGAGCTTCGAGGCTACACCGTGGCCAAGCTCTTGGAGGAAACCGAGAATCCCAACGCCAATATCCGCCTCAAAGCGCTCGGTCTGCTGGGTAAGGTGACTGAGGTGGGGCTGTTCACTGAGAAGATCGAGGTTAAGACGGCTCCCGCCAGCGACGCGGAGCTGGACGCCCGGATCAAGGACAAACTCGACAAGTTCATGGGGATCGTGGACGTGCTGGAGATTAGTAAGGAGCCGGCCGACGACGCAACGCCCAAAGAGGGCCCGGCAGAGTGACAAGCCTATCTAAGCAAGAGCTGGAAGCCCTGCAAAAAGCCCTGCCGCACATGAGCGCGCAGGAAAAAGCGGAGTTGCTGGCTGACTTAGAGGAGCGCGAGAAGCGCACCCGGCTGACCGCCGCGCAGGACAACATGCTGGGGTTTGCCACGTCGGTCTATCCGGGCTTTAAGATCGGGCCCCACCACAGGAAGCTGGCCAAAATCTTCACGGACGTGATCGAGGGCCGCAAAAAGCGGGTGATCATCAACATCGCGCCGCGTATGGGCAAGTCAGAATTCTCCAGCTACCTCTTTCCTGCCTATTTTTTAGGCAAATACCCCCAGAAGAAGATCATCATGGGCACGCACACTGCGGGCCTGTCAGAGGACTTTGGCCGGCGCATCAGGAACTTGCTCGATGGTGACGAATATAAAGAGGTCTTTCCAGCCACAGTGGTTGCAGATGACCAGAAGGCGGCGGGCAAGTGGAGTACCAGCGTGGGGGGTCAATACTACGCCGCAGGCGTAGGTGGCGCTCTTGCTGGTCGTGGCGCTGACCTATTTGTTATTGATGATCCTCACTCTGAGCAGGACATAAAAACCAATTCCCGGCTGGCCTTCGACACCGCGTGGTCGTGGTTTCAGACGGGGCCGCTGCAACGTCTGATGCCGGGGGGCGCGATAATTATCATCATGACGCGCTGGTCTCTTTTGGACCTGACCGGGCGGTTGATCGACTACCAGATCAAAAATCCGAACTCCATTCCATGGGAGATCGTGGAGCTGCCGGCCATCCTGAACGAGGACACGCCAGAAGAGAAGAGTCTGTGGCCGGAGCAGTGGCCCCTTGAGTCGCTCAAAGCTACAAAGGCCAGCCTAGACCCCCGATACTGGAACGCCCAGTACATGCAGCAGCCCACGAGCGAGAACTCAGCCATCGTGAGCCGCAAACACTGGCGCATCTGGGAAGGTGAGGACCCGCCAACTTGTGACTACGTGATCCAGTCATGGGATACGGCTTTTGAGACCAAGAACAACTCTGACTACTCCGCGTGCACAACGTGGGGGGTGTTCTACAACGAGGAAGAGGGCAACAGCCCGCAGGTCATCCTGCTCGACGCCTTCAAAGACCGGATGGCGTTCCCGGAACTCAAAGAGATCGCGCTCAAACACTACAAAGAGTGGGACCCCGACGCGTTCATTGTGGAAAAGAAGGCGGCCGGAGCGCCGCTCATCCAAGAGCTGCGCAACATGGGCATCCCCGTGCAGGAGTTTTCACCGAGCCGGGGAAATGACAAAATGGTGCGTCTGAACGCCGTGGCGGACTTGTTCAGCTCTGGCAAAGTTTGGGCACCGGACACGCGCTGGGCGCGTGAAGTGATTGAGGAAGTAGCATCTTTCCCGGTAGGCGAGCACGATGACTTTGTGGATACAACCACGCAAGCCCTCCTGCGCTATCGCCAAGGCGGGTTCATCTCTCTCGACTCGGACGAGAAAGAGGATCGGTTCTTCCAGCGCCGCAAGGCGGCTTACTATTGAGGCCGGACATGGAAACGCAGAAATTTATGGGGCGCAACCAGTTGATCGACCGACTGTCTGCCCAGATGGGTTCTAGAGAAGCTGCGCTCGACGTGCTGCGCAAGCGCGGGCATGTGGACGACAAGGGAAACCTGACGGCTGAGGGCAAACGCCGCGACGCCATGACTGCTGAAGAACGCGCGCTGGACAGGGCTCGGACGCGCACGGGCAAACCAACCACCGCATTTAAGTACGACCCGTTCACAAACCGGGCGACTCTACGAAAGAAAATCTGACATGGCCACGAACATCGATAAAGCGCTTTTTCAGTCCTCGCAAGGGTTAGAGTCCGAGGCCGAAGGCGCGGAGCCCATCGAGATTGAGATCATCGATCCCGAAGAAGTAAACATCCGCGCAGGCGATCTTGAGATCAGTATTGAGCCGGGCGAGCCGTCCATCGACGACTTCAACGCTAACCTTGCTGAGTACCTGCCAGAGGGGTTCATCTCCACGATGGCCAGTGAGTTGGCCAGCGACATCGACAACGACCGCAACAGCCGCAAGGACTGGGAGAAGGCGTATGTCACGGGGCTCAAGCTACTCGGACTGCAGATCGAAGAACGCACAGAACCGTGGGATGGCGCGTCGGGCGTGTTCCACCCGATGATCACAGAAGCAGTTGTGCGCTTCCAGAGCGAGACGATCACGGAAACCTTCCCGGCACAGGGCCCGGTGCGCACCAAGCTGGTGGGCAAGCAAACGCCCGAGAAGCAAGAAGTGTCGATCCGCGTGCAGGATGACATGAACTACCAGCTCACCGAGAAGATGCACGAGTTCCGGCCTGAGCATGAGCGCATGCTGTGGAGCCTGCCGGCCACGGGCTCGGCCTTTAAGAAGGTCTACTTCGATCCCAATTTGGGACGCCAAGTTTCGATCTTCATCCCCGCCGAAGACATCCTCCTGCCCTACGGCACCTCGGACATCCAGACTTGCTACCGCGTCACGCACCAGATGCGCAAGACTGAGGACGAGATCAAGAAGCTGCAGATGGCGGGGTTCTACCGCGACGAGGACATCGGTCAGCCGGACAAGGCCATTGACGAGATCAACAAGGCCAAGGATAAAGAGACGGGCTTTACCGACCTGAACGACGACAGGTTCCACCTGCTGGAGTCCCACGTCGATCTGTGCATCCCTGAGGACCCGCTGTGCATCCGGGACGAGGACGGGGAGCCCGCAGGCGTCAACCTGCCCTATGTGGTGACGTTCATCCGTGGCACGAACACTGTTTTGTCAATCCGCCGTAACTGGAAAGAGACCGACGAGCTGCATCTCAAGCGCCAGCACTTCGTGCACTACCAGTACATCCCGGGCTTCGGGGCGTATGGCTTCGGTCTCTTCCACCTGATCGGTGGCTTCGCCAACTCGGCCACCAGCTTGATGCGTCAGCTCATCGACGCGGGTACCCTCTCTAACTTGCCGGGCGGTCTGAAGTCTCGTGGTCTGCGGATCAAGGGAGATGACACCCCGATTGCGCCCGGTGAATTTAGGGATGTCGATATTGGCTCGGGCGCTCTGCGGGACAACATCCTGCCCCTGCCCTACAAGGAGCCATCGGCTACGCTGTTCAACCTGCTGAACACGGTTGTGGAGGAGGGCCGGCGCTTCGCAGCGACTGCGGACATGAAAGTGTCCGACATGTCCGCACAGGCTCCCGTTGGTACCACGCTGGCACTGATCGAGCGCCAGCTCAAAGTCCTCACGGCTGTGCAGGCTCGGGTGCACTACGCGCTCAAGCAAGAGCTGCAACTGATCAAGAACCTGATCCGCGACTACACGGACGACGCGTACGCCTACGACCCCGACACCAAGGATGACGCACCGCGTCAGATCAAGCAGTCGGACTACGACATGGTGGAGGTCATCCCCGTTTCGGACCCCAACGCTGCCACGCTATCCCAGCGACTGGTGCAGTACCAAGCGGTCATTCAGCTCTCGCAAACCGCGCCGGACATCTACAACCTGCCGCAACTCCACCGTGGGATGCTGGAGGTGTTAGGTATCAAGAACGCCGACAAGCTTGTGCCCCTGCCGGAGGACCAGAAGCCCAAGGACCCGGTGGCTGAGAACATGGCCTGCCTCAAAGGCGAGCCGATGAAAGCGTTCCAGTACCAAGACCACGAGTCCCACATCAAGGTGCACATGTCGGCCATGCAGGACCCGATCATCATGCAGCTTGTGGGACAGAACCCCCGGGCTCCGATGATCCAAGCGGCCATGATGGCGCACATTGCCGAGCACGTTGGGTATGGCTACCGCCAGAAAATTGAGCAGCAGCTCGGCATGCCCCTGCCGCCCGAGGACGAGAAACTGCCGCCGCAGATCGAGCTGGCGCTGTCGTCGATGATGGCCCAAGCCGCTCAGCAGTTGCTCCAGCAGAACCAAGCCGTGGCTGCGCAGCAACAAGCCCAGCAGCAAGCCCAAGACCCGGTGCTCCAGATGCAGCAGAAGGACTTGGAGATCAAGGAGAAGAAGGTGCTGGCCGACGCGGCTGCCAAGGCAGACGATCTCGAACTGCGCAAGCAGGAGCTGGATGCGCGCATGGAGTTGGAAGGCCGCAAGCTCACGGTGCAGACTCAGAAAGACATGATGACTCTGGCCGCCAATCAGGAACGAGAAGGCACCCGCATGGGCGTCGATATCGCAAAGAGCAAAGCCCAAGTGGCGGCGCAAGCCCGTGCGCAAGCACTTCAACAGAGGACTAAGCCTACTAAATGATCCAAGACTTCGCACGCGTATTGCGCGACAAGATACGCAACGACATGAACAACTACGCCGACGATCTCGCCGGCGGTTCGTGCCGCACTTTTGACGAGTACCAAAAACTTTGTGGTGTTATCCAAGGTCTAGCCACCGCAGAGCGTCATCTCCTCGACCTTGCAGAGAAAGTAGAGCAAGCTAATGAGTGAAATCATTTTGCCTCCGGGCATTTTGTTGCCTGAACAAATTCAATCCGTCGATGCCCCCGAGGCCGACGCAGACAACGAAACCAAGGCTACGACGCTGCCAACGCCTGCCGGGTACAAGTTGCTTTGCATCGTCCCAGAAGTTGACGAGAAGATTGCTGGCACGTCCCTCGACCTCGTTCGAGATGCTGCGACTATGCGAGTAGAAGAACACGCCACCACGGTGTTGTTCGTGCTCCGAGTCGGCCCCGACGCGTACAAAGATACCGCTAAGTTCCCCACGGGTGCGTGGTGCAAAGAAGGTGACTTTGTTCTCGTGCGTACTTACACCGGAACGCGATTCAAGATTTTTGGAAAAGAATTCCGAGTCCTGAACGACGATCAGGTGGAGTGTGTTGTTCAAGACCCTCGCGGCCTAACCCGCGCATAAGGAGAGTTCATGTCTGGATATAAGTTCCCCGATGAGCAAGACGATGACAATGTCGAAGCTAACCAAGTAAAAATCGACGTTGATGCCGAAGAAGTTGAGGTTGAGATCGTCGATGACACCCCCGAGCGCGACCGTGGCCGTAAGCCGCTGGAGCGTGAGGTAAGTGACCCGACCGACGACGAGATTGACGGCTACTCGGATAACGTCAAAAAGCGCATCAAAGAGCTAACCCATGCGCGTCACGACGAACGCCGTGCCAAAGAATCTCTTCTGCGCGAGAAGCAAGAGCTAGAGCGTCTTGCACAGCATATAGTTGATGAAAACCAGCGGCTGAAACAGTATGTAAACGCGGGCACTAAGCAATATGCTGCGTCCCAAGTTCAGGTTGCTGAGTCTGAGCTGGAAAAAGCTAAGAGTCAGTTGCGCCAAGCTACCGAGTCATTTGATTCCGACGCCATCATCGCGGCCCAAGAGGCCATGATGGAAGCTAAAATGAAAGTGCAGCAGGCCAAATCTTTTAGGGCACCTGCTTTACAAGAACAAAAAGTTGCGGTACAAACTACTCGTCAACCCGATCTGCAACCCGATCTGCAACCCGAACTGGATCAAAAAACCCTGAGCTGGCAGGCAAAAAACCAGTGGTTCGGCGCAAACGGGTTTGAAGAACTTACCAGCTTCGCACTGGGGCTGCACCAAAAGCTAGTGAACACGGGGGTAGACCCTCGCTCTGATGAATACTTCGAGAGAATCGACTCTCGCATGAAAGACAAGTTTCCGGAAGTTTTTGGAAATGAATCTAAGCCGCAATCCGGCGGTGGCTCCAGACGGCCTACGACGGTTGTTGCCCCGGCGTCTCGTTCGACGGGTGCAAAGAAAGTTCAACTCACGCCTACGCAGCTTGCGCTGGCTAAAAAGTACGGACTGACCCCGCAGCAATACGCTGCTGAAGTAGTGAAACTGGAGAAATCGAATGGCTGAAACTAATACTCGGACCCCCCGTGACCTCGTGTCACGCGACAAAAGTGCTCGTTTGGTGTACACCCCGCCGAACGCGCTTCCTGATCCGACACCCGAGCCCGGGTATGTGTATCGCTGGATTGCGACGCACGTCCTTGGTGAGGCCCAGAACACGAACGTGTCTACCAAGATGCGTGAAGGTTGGGAGCCGGTGAAGGCGGTGGACCATCCGGAACTGATGCTGGAAGGTAATGCGAAAACTGGCAACGTCGAACTCGGCGGCCTCATGCTCTGCAAGATGCCCCGTGAACGTGCGCAGGCCCGTGACGAATATTACGCAAACCAGAATCGCGCCCAGATGGAATCTGTCGATAACAGCTTCATGCGAAATAATGACCCGCGTATGCCTCTGTTCGCCGACCGCAAGTCGTCGGCCAGTCGCGGAAGCGGATTTGGTTCTGGTTCAAAGTAATCTTTGGAGTAATAAATGGCAGCTACTGCTTCCCCCTACGGCCTCCGTGCCGTCAACCGTAACGACGGCATGGCTTATGCTGGCGCTACGAGTCAGTTCCTGATTAACCCCGCAGGTCTGGCTTCTAACATTTTCAACGGCCAAGTCGTTATCATTAACGCCGCAGGCTATGTCGCTTTGTCTACCGCCACGGGCGAAGACTTGACGACCAACAACCTCGGCGGCAGTTCTCTGGGCGCTCTGGGCGTCTTTGTTGGCTGCTCTTACATCAACGCACAAGGTCAGCAGATTTACGGCCAGTACTACCCCTCCGGCACCACCGGCGTGGTGACTGCGTACGTGATCACCGACCCGCAAGTGACGTTCCAAGCTCAGGTTGACGGTACTCTTACTCAAGCCGCTCTTGGCGCAAACACTTTCTTTGCCGCTGTGCAGAGCACCAGCACGGGTTCTACCCAAACTGGTAACTCGACCAGCGCTCTGGAGTCCACGGTTGTAACCACTGCCGCCGCGTTCAAGATCATCGGTTTTGCTTCGCCGGTTGGTGATGCTTTCCCCGACGTGCTGGTGAAGTTCAACCCGGGCGCTCACGCCTTCACCAACGCTGTTGGCATCTAAGGAGTAACATAAAATGGCAATTTCTCGCGCACAACTGCTGAAGGAACTCCTTCCCGGCCTGAACGCTTTGTTCGGTATGGAGTACTCGCGCTACGGCGAAGAGCACAAAGAAATCTACGAAATCGAAAAGTCTGAGCGTTCCTTTGAAGAGGAAACCAAGCTGGCCGGTTTTGGTGCTGCACCTGTCAAGAACGAAGGCTCTGCCATCGCTTACGACAACGCGCAGGAAGCTTTCACTGCTCGCTACACCCACGAAACCATTGCTCTGGGCTTCTCCATCACGGAAGAAGCTGTGGAAGACAACCTGTACGACAGTCTGTCTGCTCGCTACACCAAAGCTCTGGCTCGTGCTATGGCTTTCACCAAGCAGGTCAAGGCCGCTTCCGTTCTGAACAACGGCTTCAGCGGTTCTTTCCTTGGTGGTGACGGTGTGTCGCTGTTCGGTGTGAACTCCTCTAGCACCCGTGTTGGTCACCCGCTGGTTGGCGGCGGTACTAACTTCAACAGCCCGACCACTGGCGTTGATCTGAACGAAACCTCGCTGGAAAACGCCACGATTCAAATCGCTGCGTGGACCGATGAGCGTGGACTGCTGATCGCCGCCAAGCCTGTCAAGCTGGTGATCCCGCCGAGCCTGATGTTCGTTGCCAAGCGCCTGCTGGACACCGAACTGCGTGTTTCGACTACTGATAACGACATCAACGCTATCAAGCAACTGGGCACCATCTCTGGCGGCTACACCGTTAACCACTTTTTGACCGACACGAACGCTTGGTTCCTGACCACGGACGTTCCTAACGGCATGAAGAACTTTGAGCGTGCAGCGCTGACCACCTCTATGGACGGCGACTTCGACACCGGCAACGTCCGCTACAAGGCCCGCGAGCGTTATTCGTTCGGCTGGTCTGATCCCCTCGGCATGTGGGGTTCTTCTGGTTCCTAATCGACCGGAAACTACGGAAAAGGGGGCTTCGGCCCCCTTTTTTATGGGGCCTTACTTTTCCTCTTTTTCTTACGCACTTCTTTTTCGACCCTCTCTCCCATGCGCAGTTCGTGGTGAAGTATGCGATGGCAGTTGGAACATAGGCAGATGCATTTGGCGGCTTCCGCTAGTGCGCCATGTATGTCACTGTTTAAAATAAAAGTGTAAACATGCCCCAGTTTTACAACACCGGGCGGGTGATGGAAGTCCAGCACAGCGGGATGACTGTTTTCGCAAAACTCGCATGCATTCATACTTTTAAACTCTTCCCACAACGACCGAACATAAAAATAGTTACGGAGTGCGCGAGCTTTAATAGTAACTTTATTTTTTTGGTAGTACTCTCTGTTGTACTTACGTTTAGCCTCTTTAAGTTTTTTACTCATGGTGTATCTTCTTGCGCCAGTACAGGGTTTTACCCACACCCCACGGATCGCTGGGGGTAAACAACTTAAATCCACAGGCGAGGATGTTGTTGCCGGATGCTGGGTTGTCGTACGTGTCGGTGACGGCCCAGTTCATCCCCATCGCCTTGGCAGTTTTGAGCCGGATGCGGATAAGTCGTTTTTGCAGCCCCTGCCCTTGGAACTCCGGCAGCACTCCCGCACGGCTGAGATACACGCAATCGGACCAGCGCGTGGAGGGGGACATCGCCCCAAACCCGGCGTAGCGGCCATCGGAAGCGGTTGCAACGAACCACCATCCGACGCGTGGTGAGAGGACAATGTCTCCCGGCAGGCAACTCTTTTGAAGCGCCCGCAAAACGGTTTCCCAGTGTTGCCGAGAACCGTCTACTTGTCGGATGGTGTACGTCACGAGCATATTTTTAAGCCTAAAAATGACAGCCAGCTTGAACATCGCGCAAAAATTTGTTGCGGTTTATTTTAATTTTCTGTATATTGTCTCAAATCCGGGGTCATCCGGTGTTGCTGACAGGTCCCGGCCTGACGACATGCAGACAGCAGCACCTCAACTCGCATGTGAGATTTAAATGGCACGCACTACTTTCTCCGGTCCCATCCGTTCGCTGGGCGGTATTTATCAACAAGGCCCCGCTTCTGTTGTCGATATCACGGCCAGCACCACGCTGAATCCCGTTGACCATGGCGGTCGCATCATCGCTGTTGGCGGCTCTTTGGCTGCGGCATTGACGTTGACCCTGCCGACGATCAACGTCTCTACCAACCCCATCACCTCTGGTCCCGGCCAAGACCCCAACACGCTGAACAACGAGGGTGTTGTTTACACCATCTGGGTTCCCACCACCATTTCTACTAGCTCGCTGAAGATCGGCACTGACGGCACCGACAAGTATGTTGGCTCCGTTCTGTCTATTGACACCGACTCGTCTGGTGCTGCTGTTGGCTTTACTGCCGCTTCTACCAACGACTTCATCAACTTCAACGGCACCACTACCGGCGGTGTGGCTGGCACTTGGGTGCAGATTGTTGCTGTGGCCGCTAACAAGTACATGGTGACGGGCACGGTTCTGGGCACCGGCACTGTTGCTACCCCGTTTGCTGATTCTTGATAGGACCGCATCATGACGATGCAATACGACGTTAAGTCGCAACACGCAGCCTCTTCTGGCCTGATGGTCCCGTACCGGACCCGCTTGAAGGGGGCTGTAATATTCCCTTTTAGCGGTGCTACGGGCTATTCGGCTTTCGTTGATAACACTTCGATTTCCGGTACGTACACACGCGCCACAACCACCGCAACTGTGACCGCAGCAAACCACGGTTTGTCTACGGGTCAGTGGGTATACTTGGATTGGGATTTGACCGACAACCCTTACCAAGTGACTGTGACAAACGCCAACGTCTTCACGGTAACTGTAGCAAACAGCGGCGCAGCAAGCGGCAACGTGACCGTGTACAACAAGGTATTGCTTCAGGCAGACGCGTCAAACGCTACAGCGTTTAACTTAGTCATTCCCGGAGAAGGCATTTTGGTTACTGAAGGCATCCGCGTGTTTTTGGCAGCAGACATTCACTGCACGGTGTTCTATGGCTAAGACCGCAGCATGGACTCGCAAAGAGGGAAAGAACCCCAAAGGCGGCCTGAACGCCAAGGGACGAGCCTCCTACAACGCAGCCAATCCGGGCAAGCCCGGGTTGAAGGCCCCTCAACCAGAGGGCGGCAAACGCCGCGACTCTTTCTGCGCCCGGATGACTGGCATGAAGAAAAAGCTGACCTCGGCCAAGACCGCGAACGACCCAAACTCCCGGATTAACAAAAGCCTTCGGGCGTGGAAGTGCTGACATGACTGAGCAGACCGACAACGTAAAAAACGTGCTGGACTTCGTGGCCGTGTTCACGGCCCTTGGTGCGTTCCTTCAGATTCTTACCCCGGTGTTTGGCTTGATTGGTGCTATCGTGGGCATCATGCGCATCTACGAGATGGCTACTGGGAAAGAGTTCTCTACGCTTTGGCGCAAGAAGGCCGATGATGCCGAGCACAAGTAAGAAGCAGCACAATTTCATGGCGGCGGTGGCCAACAACCCCGCGTTTGCCAAGAAGGCCGGAGTCCCCGCGAGCGTGGGGAAAGACTTCATCAACGCGGACAAGGGCCGCAAATTTAAAGAAGGTGGTGACACTATGGCTTCCAAAATGAATGCGGGCTTTATGGCGATGATGGCTAAGAAAAAAGGCATGCCCGCCAAGAAAATGGCTTCTGGTGGAATGACCAAGATGGGTGCTGTGAAGACCGCCGCCCCCAGCAAAGACGGTATCGCGTCCAAGGGTAAGACCGAGGGCAAGATGGTCAAGATGGTCAAGATGGCCTACGGCGGCAAATCCTGCTGATCTAGGAGGCTGATGTGGCCGAAACCGCAAACGAAAAACGCGCCCGCAGACAGCGGAATATAGAGGCGCAGGATTTGGACATCGAGCAGATGTCCAAAAAGAAATCCGCACGCTTCAACCTTCCCGGAATGCTGGCCAATGCGGTTACTGGAGAGTCTGACTACGGCACCGAGCTTAGCCCCGGTGCCGAGTATGCACGTAGCCGCGCCACCAAAGAGAAATTCCCCAACCTTCCGTTCCGCAAAGACGGTTACACCTCACGCGACGCTGATGTTTTGCGTGCCGGGCGTGAGGCCGCCGCAGAAGAGCGACGTGAAGGTAGCCGTACTTCTCCCGGTATGAAAAAAGGTGGCGTCACCCGTGCAGACGGGTGCATCACCAAAGGCCACACCAAAGGTCGGATGGTCTAAAAATGGCTGAGATGTTGACGACCAAAAAGATGTATGAGCAGCTCACTACTGAGCCGGCCAAAGCATCGATGGCGCACACCACCAAAGCCATGAGTATGGCGAGCAAGATGGGCAAGCCGCCTGAAGAGAAGAAAATGGCCAAAGGTGGAACAGCATCCAGTCGCGCTGATGGTTGCGTTCAGCGTGGCAAGACTCGCGGGAAGATGGTGTAAGGAGCAGATCATGGGACGTTTAAACAGACCTGCCAAACCTGGATACGACTATCGGTCACCCGGGCAAACCAATGCCAATGACTTGATGCCCAATCTGCGGGAAGATGTCATGGCATCTCAAACCGCTGATATGCGGCGTATTGGCAGGGCGTTCTCGACAGACGAAACCCCTGCTCAAACAGAAGCTCGGCGCAATTCTCCCCGTGGAAATTTATCTACCAGGGATGCTGGTGGCCGATCAATGATTCGGACAGGGATTCGAGCTGGTGGTGCTGATGTTGCACTGGGGTTTGGTATGTTGGCTGGCGATAAACTTAACAAACGTTATGGAATCAGCGACAAAATGGTTGAAGCTGCAAGCCGGAACTCCCCGCGTGAACGGGCCGTCGAGCGGATGCTGAAAGACGAAGACGACATCTCAATTGGGCGTAGAGTTGATGCGCAAATTGCAGCGGAAAAGGCAGCCAAAAGGGATGAGCCTGAACCAGAATATCGTGGTGGTCCCTCCCCCGCTTATAAAAAAGGCGGCAAAGTATCAGCATCCAGCCGTGGTGATGGAATTGCCAAGCGCGGCAAAACGAAAGGCAGGATGGTGTAATGGCTAAAGGCAGGAAAACAGCGGCACTGGGCGCTTTGCTTGGGGCAGGCGCACTTGCAGCTAATTTGGGAAGAGTTGACCTCAACGCCGGTCCCAAAGCAGCGAGGCCCGAGCTTGAGAATAGGATACCTGAGTATCCAGTCCCATCTGATGATGAGCGAACAGCCGCCCGCAAGCGAGTTTATGACACTGAGCCCAGCCTTCGTGGCACGCTCAGGACTGAAGACTACCGACCAATCCTTTCAGGCACGGGCCTTCCTATTAGGACTGGTGGGATGAAAAGCGGCGGCAAGGTCACCGCTTCGCGTCGCGCTGATGGCATTGCTCAGCGTGGTAAGACCCGTGGAAAGATGGTGTAACCATGATGGCCAGTCGCGGTATGGGCGCTATCGCCCCCAGCAAGATGCCCAAGGGGGTCCGTAAATCTCGGAGAGACGATACGGATTTCACGGAATATGCGGAGGGTGGCAAAGTCAACGCGGCTGGGAATTACACCAAGCCCGGTATGCGCAAGTCGCTGTTTGAGTCCATCAAGTCTCAGGCGGTGCAGGGCACGGCGGCAGGGCAGTGGAGCGCGAGAAAAGCGCAGCTTTTGGCTAAGAAGTACAAGGCCAAGGGCGGCGGGTATAAGGACTGAACGTGAAGGCCCCGCAGCAATCGCTCAAGGACTGGACCGCTCAAAAGTGGAGAACCAAAAGTGGCAAACCGTCTAGTAAAACTGGTGAGCGATACCTTCCGGAGGCTGCTATTAAAAGCCTCACTCCGTCTGAATACGCTGCTACAACCCGGGCCAAAAGAGCGGGTAAAGCTGCCGGAAAACAATTTGTGAAGCAGCCCAAAGGCATAGCTAAGAAAACAGCGAGCTACAGATGACCATAGCAAGCCACATTCAAAAGCAGCTCGATATCAGTGAGCAACTGTTCGAGATGATGCGCCGCGATCACAAAGAGCGTATGAGTCAGGTATTGATCTGGGCTGATATGAACGAGAGCCTGTTGCACAAACTAGAAGCCCGCGACAAAGAGATTGAACGCCTTAAAGCGCTTTTAAAAGCGTACGAAACAGCGGGGAAACTGTAGTGGCAACCTCCGGAACCTCAAGCTTTAACCTCGACCTCTCCGAGATCGTTGAAGAGGCGTTTGAGCGTTGCGGCTCAGAACTGCGCACGGGCTATGACCTGAAGACGGCGCGTCGGTCTTTGAACCTGATGTTCGCTGACTGGGCTAACCGTGGTATCAACATGTGGACGTTTGAGCAGGGCACCCAGACCCTGACTCCGGGGGTGGCTACCTACCCCCTGCCTGCTGATACCGTTGACCTCCTCGAACACGTCATCCGTACCGGCGCTGGAAATGCCGCCACGCAGGCTGACCTGACCATCACGCGTATTAGTGTTTCTACCTACGCTACGATCCCGAACAAACTACAGCAGGCTCGGCCCATCCAGATTTGGATTGAGCGCCTGAACACTCCCCAGTTCACTGTCTGGCCGGTGCCAGACAGCTCTCAGACCTATCAGCTCGTCTACTGGCGGCTGCGCCGCATCCAAGACGCGGGTAACGGTACCAACACCATGGACATGCCGTTCCGGTTCATCCCTTGCATGGTGGCTGGGCTGGCCTACTATCTGTCGATGAAAGTCACGGGGGCCGAGGCGCGTATGCCCGTGCTGAAGCAGCAATACGACGAAGCGTGGGCGTTGGCTGCTGAGGAAGACCGCGAGAAGGCCGCTGTGCGATTCGTTCCGCGTCGGCAGTACTTGGGTAGCGGCACCTAATGGCTAATCGGTTTGCTTCAGGCAAAAACGCCATCGCCATGTGCGATAGGTGTGGGCAGCGCTTTAAGCTAACCGAACTCAAGACCGAGATCATCAAGACCAAACGGTATCAACTGCTGGTCTGCGGCTCTTGCTGGGACCCAGACCATCCGCAGCTTCAGTTGGGTATGTATCCTGTAGATGATCCACAGGGCCTGCGCAATCCTCGCCCGGACAGCACGTATCAGATTGCTGGTACGGGGCCTGATGGGTACACGACGGGGGGTAGTCGGGTTTTTCAGTGGGGGTGGAATCCTGTTGGGGGAGCATCGTTTTTTGATGCGGCGCTGACACCAAATAACTTGGTTTTGTCAGTGCAAATTGGTACAGTTACGGTTGTCACGACATAAGGAGTCGATCATGGACAAGAAAGATTTGGCACAGGACAAAAAGACGGCTGCAAAGGCTGTGCACATGCACGAGAAAACTCTGCACCCCGGCAAGCCTCTGACCAAAATGAAGGCTGGTGGCAAGACCAACGCCGACATGCTCAAGTACGGGCGCAACATGGCTAAGGTCATGAACCAGCGCAGCACCGGTCGCAAGGGAGGCTGATATGGCAACCTACAAAGTCCCTAAGAAGGTGGCTGCTCCTGTTGTGGGCCAGATGCCGGTCAAGGAAGCGCTCAAGAAGAACGTCTCTGTGGCTAACGAGCGCACGAACGAGTATCCCGGCGTGAAGACCTCGGGCATCAAGATTCGTGGCACCGGCGCGGCTACCAAAGGTTTGATGGCTAGAGGGCCTATGTGCTGAGGTTTAAATGAACTACGCCGCGTTGGTCACCGCTATTCAGGACTACACTGAGAACACGTTTGATTACTCGACGACGCCGTCGATCATCAACACGTTTATCAAGCAGGCCGAGCAGCGCATCTACAACACGGTGCAGTTTCCCTCGTTGCGTAAGAACGTGACGGGTGCGGTGACAACGACGAACAAGTACTTGTCCTGTCCGGATGACTTCCTGTCCGTCTACTCCATGGCGGTGGTTGATGCGTCTGGCAACTACGAGTACCTGCTGAACAAGGATGTGAGCTTCATCCGTCAGGCGTACCCGAACCCGACCACCAGCATAGGCATCCCCAAGTACTATGCGCTGTTTGGTCCTACGACTACTTCAGGGTCTCCCCCTACGCCGACCAACGAACTGAGCTTCATCCTTGGCCCCACTCCAGATGCCGCCTACGTAGTTGAGCTTCACTACTATTACTACCCGACATCTATCACGACGGCTGCGAGCGGCACTACGTGGCTAGGCGATAACTTCGACACGGTGCTGCTCTACGGTTCGCTGGTGGAAGCGTACACCTACATGAAGGGTGAGACGGACATGATGGCCCTGTACTCTCAGCGGTACAGCGAGGCTCTGTCGCAGGCTAAGCGTCTGGGTGATGGTCTGGAGCGCAGCGATGCGTATCGCAGTGGTCAGGCTCGTCTGATGCCCCTGCCGCAGAATAACGGAGTTGCCTGATGGCCTTCACGGGTAACTTTGCCTGCAACACGTTTAAAACGGGCCTGATGAAGGGCACCTTCGACTTCGATGTCGATACCTATTACATCGCCCTGTACACCAACGCAGCCTCGTTCGATTACTCGACCACGGCCTACACCACGACGGGTGAGGTGGTTGCGTCTGGGTACACCGCAGGTGGCAACCCTTTGACGGTTACTGTGCTACCCACAACCGGGACCACCGGGACGGTGGCCTACATCTCGTTCAGTAATGTCTCGTGGACCGCAGCGCTTACAGCACGCGGTGCGCTCATCTACAAGCCCGGGGCTAACGGGGCTATGTGCGTGCTAGACTTTGGAAGCGATAAGACTTCCACGACGACATTCACGGTGCAGTTCCCCGCAGCCACCAACACTTCTGCAATCATCCGAATCGCGTAAGGACCCACCATGGCTCTCGTAACTACCACCAAAGGCGAAATGGACGAGTCTCTCCTTGAAAAAAAGGAAGGCTCGGTGGACAATGACAACGAAACCACGACGTGGGTCGAGTACTGGCTTGAAGGCGAGTTGGTGCATCGCTCTGTTCACGTGACGCTCAAGAAGAATGTCTTTGCAGACGGTGTCGCTGCAATGCTTGCTTAACCCACAAGGAGCCCTATCATGGCAAACACCCAAGCAATGGCAACGTCCTTCAAAGGCGAGTTGCTCAACGCATATCACAACTTCAGCGCAACCAACCCGGCCCGTACCATCAACACCGCTGACTCGTTCAAGGCCGCGCTGTATCTGGCCTCTGCGACGATCAATGCTGCTACCACCGTCTACACCACCACGGGTGAAGTGACGGGCACGAACTACACAGCGGGCGGCATCACCATTACTAGCTGGAACGCCCCGACGACCACGGGCACCACCGGCTATACCACGCCCACGGCCAGCTTCGTCTACACCAC